GATCAGCTTAAAGCCTTTATCACAGCCAAGACAGATGAACTTAGGTTGCCCTACGATAGAGCCTTTACTACTTATCAAAGGCGTACAGCCTTTTATGCTTCAGTCAATGCTAGGGAGTTCCTAACAGATTCCAGTGGTAACAGGAGGTTTTGGTGTATCGCAGTGACAGGTATAAACTTTAATCATGGAATCAACATGCAACAAGTTTGGGCTGAGATTAAAGAAACCATGTATGTCCAAGGACAAAAGAATTGGTTTTTATCACCTGATGAAAGAGAATTGTTACAAGATAGCAATGAAGGTTACAGAACCCAATCATCAGTCGAAGACTTGTTGTTGCAGTATGTGAAGTTTAATACTACCAATCCACAACCAGTACAAATGACTGAATTACTCAGAGACATGGGTATAGCCAATCCAAGGATGCCTGACTTTAAAGAGGCTAGTCGAGTGCTTAGTCAAAATGGAGTTGAGCCTAGACGATCCAATGGCAAAAAAGTTTACGACATAGAATATGACAAACCTGACAATGGTTTTAGTTCTGATAAGAAATATGGAGATGTGTTTTGATTGAAGAACCCAAAAAAGAAATATTAGAGTCTAATGTTGAAATGACTGAGATCGATCAAACGATCTACAAGAATTTTGACTTTAACTTTGATGGCAAGACAACTTTTGAAGTGCCAAACATGCCTGATGTAGATACAGATTTTTCTATAGGTGTAATCTTTGGTTCTAGTGGCAGTGGCAAGTCTACTTTACTCAAAAGATTTGGTGTGGAAGAAACTTTGGACTGGAACCCAAAAAATTCTGTGGCATCGCACTTTAATAGTGAAGAAGATGCTATAGCTAGGCTCAGTGCTGTTGGACTTAACACAGTTCCTTCTTGGGCAAAACCTAGACATGTATTATCTAATGGCGAGGGCTTCAGGGCAGACATGGCGAGAAAAATTAAAGATAACGCTGTGATAGATGAATTTACTTCGGTGGTGAATAGAGAAACAGCCAAGAGTTGCTCTGTGGCGTTGTCAAAATATGTAAAAAAACAAGGTATCAAGAATGTAGTTTTAGCGACTTGTCATGAGGATATACTTAGTTGGTTAGAACCTGACTGGGTGTATTGTACTGACACTCAAGAGCTAAAAAGGGGGTTACTTCGGCAACCTATACAAGTTCAAGTATACCGATGCGATAAATCTTTGTGGTCAATGTTTGCGAAACATCATTATTTAACAGCAGAGATACCTAATGCGATTAGGTGTTTTTGTTGCATATGGGAGGGTCAACTCGTAGGTTTCGGAGCAAGCATCAGTCTACCGGGCAAGATACCACCCTTATATGAAGGTGATACAAGAAAGAAATGGCGTGGATGTAGGACAGTTGTGCTTCCTGACTTTCAGGGTCTTGGCATAGGTGTCAGGTTTTCAGATGCCATTGCAGACATACACATTGAGGATGGCTACAGGTATTTCTCGAAGACAGCACACATGAGAATGGGCGAATATCGACAACACAGCCCATTGTGGAGAGCTACTTCTACTAATTTGGTTGATCGACAGAAGGCTAGACGAAAGAATGTTAAGAAAGAATGGCACCACATGACTTTGGATGTAGATAGGATATGTTATTCGCATGAATACATAGGTCCTGACAATAAATCCTATGATCCTCAGTGGAACAAACAAGAATTTATACAAAATGATTTATTTGGAGAACAAAACAAATAATGGAACATGAATGTCCTGAACAATTTGAAGTTTGTTTCACTCAAGATGATTGGATTAACTTTGTTATTGATTATGAGTTAGAAATTATGGATGAAGTTGGTAATTTACCAATTAATACACAAGGTGATGCAGAAGCAGCGATTAATTTTACATGGGAGCTTTTATTCTTATCACCTTGGGAATTAGTATATATAGCACTACCAATGAGTGTATTAGCGTTTTATGGATTAACAATATATGGAATATTTAAGTATATACAAAGGAAATTTAAGTAATGATTTATTTGGAGAACAAACATGAAATGTTGGCATTGCAAAGCTGACCTCATATGGGGTGGAGACAATAACATCGTAGATGAGGATGGTCAGTTTATGTTGGAAACTAATTTGCACTGTCCTGACTGTGATGCACAGGTGATCGTCACCACACCTATCGCCACAGCTATCAAAGATGAGGAAGGCGAAGACTCAGAGGCGTTGGACTAATGATAAACAGTAAAGTTGCAAAGGAGAGCATCGTAGATGTAGGGATTGGACTAATCATATCCTTTCCAATAGCGTTTACTGTCCTGACCTTTACAACAAACTTGGAGTTCAGTGTGGGAGCAACTGCCCTAACACAGACATTGGTTTTCACAGCACTGGCATTGCTCAGGAAGTATTGTGTGCGACTCTTTTTTTTAAAGAACGATGCAAAAAAAGGGTATAGTGATGAAAGTGGTGATGTATAATGATTTATACTTTTATGTATAAAACGATAATGGTTAAGGGTATAGTGTGGCAAACAGGGTATAGTAAAGGAAATGCCACCCTGTGAAGAAACCTATATAGAATAAGGGCTAGAGCCTATAGGTAGTGTTAGGTATATACTTTATAAGAGAATAAATATATATAGTACATAACAGCATAAAGTAGCGTTTATACGAGGTATATGTCAGGGGTAATGGAGGTAGCTATACACTGTGCACTGTACACTGATAGATTTTAATATGGCGTAAGCCAAGGAGTAGATAGAATGACTGAGAATAGAGAAATAGTAGAAAGACGAAGAAAAGAGATAGCAGAAGAAAAAGAGCAATCCAAAGTGCTTGGTTTATCTCACACGATTGGTGACGACCATTGGGTTCACACATTGACTGGTGGCAAACAGATCAAAGTTTTTACAGATCGTAGAAAGAAAGATGAAGTAGTCTTTGAGGGAATAAAGTAATGTCAGCGATTAAAAACATACCTGAGTGGATTCAGAAAATTGTTAAAGAACAATACGATGTCACGATATACTTGAACGATGGTAAAAAGTTTCCTAATGGGAGTTCGCACATCATGGTTCAATTAAAAAAGATTAAGAAGATTAACAACAGGTATCTATCAGGTACAGATATTAATGGTCAGTCTTATGAGTTTAGTAGCGTGGAAGATTTTAACTACGAGGTGAAGAAGATATATTAAATGGGTAGACCAAAGAAGGACAAGAAACCAATCAGTGAAACTCCAAAGCAATTTGAGAAGGACACTGAGCTAGGTTTGACTGAAATGCAGAACGCATTTGTGTGGCATTACACTGAGGGTTCTTGTTCACAAACAGAAGCGGCGAGGCGAGCAGGATATGAGTTTCCTGCAGTAGCCGCTAATAAGATGCTCAATGGTAAAGATCAACCACATGTCACCAAAGCTATAAGAATAAGACAGGATGAATTAGCTGAGAAGTATGCGATCACACCACAAAAGACTGGCACGATGTTGTGGAAGATCACTGAAGAAGCGTTTGAATCAGGTCAACTTAATGCCGCTGTGTCTGCTATCAAGGAGCTAAATCAACTGGCAGGTCTGTCGGTTCACAAGACTCAAAACCTGAACATCAATGCCAACATTGATAGCATGTCAAGGGATGATATAAAGAAACGCCTAGCCAAGCTCTTAGGAGGCGACAGCGATACTTATTCACCAAAGGACTTATAAAAGAATAACTAAGTATTGGCGACCTCTTTGTTTCTTTCTTAAATATCTGAAAAAAACCCTTTTTTCCAAAAAAGCACCTAAGATCAATAGCTTACGCCTGTATTCATATGTATTCTTTTGTGCAATCATTTGCACATCTGTGTGCATAGGTGTCACAGCCTGAGCCAAGCGATCCAAAGGAACCCTATTAGAATGGGCATTTACCTAGGATCAAGAAAACGATTGACCCATACACCCCCAAATGCAGATCGGCTCGCAGGCTTACAGTTATAGCTAAGTTAGGTACACTGAATCACCAAAAAAATTCAACGAAAAAAAATATCAAAAAAAATTTTGCAAAAAAATTTGTGTAAAATTTTGCACAAAAAAAACCCTCCATTGCAGAGGGTCTTTTCTTTGGTTCAGGATCAGTAGTTCATCGACCAGTCATCCAACTTGCCTTGCTTCTTTAACTCCAAGCCTTCTTGAATTAAATACCACCACTGTTGCCAAGTCTTGTTCCTAGCCAACTGGTCATAATCACTAGGTGGGTT